TCGTACGAGTCGCCGCGTTTTCAATGAAATCGAAAAATTTCTAATGTCTCCAGAGGCAGCTCTCGCGCGACAGTGTTTTGGTTTGAAAAGCAAGCGTAATGACCAGTACGAATGGCAAATTAATGGCGGTAGTATTACAGCTATCCCGTTAACTGGGGAAAAAATCCGTGGTATTCGTGCTAACGTGTTGATTCTAGACGAGTTTTTACTATTACCTCCAGATATTATTGATAATGTTCTTATACCCTTCCTAAGTTCCCCAAGAGATGTAGGTGAACGTATTCGTATTAGAAAATTAGAAGATGAGTTGCTTAAAAAAGGATTATTACATCCTGATAATAGGCACATATTTGAAAATACATCTCAAATGTTATGTTTGAGTTCGGCCAGTTATACTTTTGAGCATTTATTTCGCGTGCATCAACAGTGGTCTAGTTTAATAGAGACTCCAGATGAACAGGGATCAAAAGAAGGCGAACTTCCAGGAACATATTTTATTTCCCAATTAAGTTATGAAGCGCTACCGCCACATATGGTAGATCAAGGAGCAATTCAGGTAGCCCAAAGTGGGGGGAGTTCTCACCACTCATTTCTTCGTGAATATTGCGCACGTTTTATTGACGGCGGAGATAGTTATTTCTCCCCCAAAAAGATGCATGTATGTACTATCCCAGACGGCGAATATCCCACTACAAAAGTAGTCGGAGATAGTGACAAAAAATATATATTATCAATCGATCCGAACTTTAGCTCCTCTAAAACTGCTGACTATTTTGCAATGAGTGTTATAGAGCTAGATGAAGAAAAAAAACAAGGTGTTCTTGTTCATGGCTATCAGGCAGCTGGATCTTCGCTACAAGACCATATTAAGTATTTTTATTATTTATATAAAAACTTTAATATTAATTTAATTGTAATTGACCATGCTGGTGCAGATACTTTTATAGACGCAGTTAATAATTCTGAATACATGAAAGGTCTTAATCGTAAAATTGGTTTCATAGACTTTGATTCTGATAAAGAGAATGAGGATTATACTGCGATGGTAAAAGATTGCGCGCGTCAATATAATAAAGATTTTGGAACGATTTGTGTGAAACAATTTTTTACCTCGGCATTTTTGGGTAGAGCTAACTCCTATCTTCAAACTTGTATTGATCATAAAAAGATTTGGTTTTCCTCTCGTGCAAGCAATCATCCAGATATTGTTGAGAATATATTCTCAATGAATCTTCCGATGGAATATATTTACCCTAGAGGTATCGGTGAAAAAGCCGATAATGAATATGAAACAAAAAAATTAACAGTAAGAGAGTTTATAGAACAGCAGGATTTTATTATACAAGATACTAAAGATCAATGCGCAAACGTAGAGGTGAGTACTACTTCCAGAGGAACCCAAAGCTTTGATTTACCGTCACATTTAAGAAAATCAACTAGCATTAATAGGGCTAGAAAAGATAATTATACCACTCTTATGTTGGGGAACTGGGGGGTTAAAATTTATTTTGATTTAATGGCTCCAGAGAATTTTATTAAAAAAAATGTACAATTCGTTGCTGAACTTATCTAATAAATAAGATTTTGGTGTAATAAACTATTATAATAAATTATGGCGAGCACTAAAAATGTAAAATTCCCAGAGCCAGAGATGATTGAAGGTTCGGTAAAATATAATGATTCTATTGAAGTAAAGGCTAGCCGTGGAGACTCCACTTCTTCTGTTCGTAGGAATCGTTCTACAACTATTTCTAGAACTGATAAGTATTCTAATATCGAAGGTGGCGTAATACCGTTCACTTATGGTGGTGGGCATGGTAGGTATAATTCTAATATTAGTATTCGTGACACTATTATTCTCTGTCAAAAGGCGTATTATAATTTTTCAATTTTTAGAAATACAATTGATTTAATGACAGAGTTTAGCTGTTCACCGATTTATTTTACTGGTGGAAACGAGCAATCTCGTAAGTTTTTCCAAGCATGGGGCGATAGAGTTAACCTGTGGAAATTACAGGATATGTTCTTTCGTGAATTTTATAGAAGTGGTAATGTATTTTTATATAAATTAAATGCTGCTTTTACAAAGCAAGACATGCGCGTTATTTCGGATCTAATTACTACAGAGGCGCGCACGGGCGAAGTTCCTATTCGCTATATAGTTTTAAACCCCGCTGATATTCAAGCTATTGGATCGGCATCTTTTATTAGTCCAAAATATATTAAAATATTAAATGATTTTGAAATGCAAGTTTTAACTAACCCTACTTCTGAAGAAGATAAGGCATTATCAATGCGGGTTAAAAATATTAAGGACTTACAGGATAAAACTAATCTTAGTATGACTAATCAATATATGGTTTTTGAATTAGAGCCAGAAAGGTTTATTCCAGTATTTTATAAAAAGCAGGATTACGAACCATTTGCTATTCCGATGGGTTTCCCAGTTTTAGAGGACATTAACTGGAAGCAAGAGTTAAAGAACATGGATATGGCTATTAGTCGTACAATCCAGCAAACCGTACTGCTTGTCACGATGGGTAATGACGAAATCGGTATGCCGACAAAAGAACAGATCGGAACACTCAGAAAAATATTTGAAAATGAGAGTGTTGGCCGTATTCTTGTTACAGATTATACTACTAATATTAAATTTATTATTCCAGAAATCGGACAGATTCTTGATCCTAGAAAATATGAAGTTGTAGATCGTGATATTCGTTATGGTCTTAATAATGTACTTTTTGGTGAGGAAAAATACGCTAATACTAGTACTAAAATAGAAGTATTTCTTTCGCGTTTAAAGCACGCGCGCGAGACTTTTATGAATGAGTTTTTAATTCCAGAAATGAAGAAAATCAGCAAGGATTTGGGTTTTAAAAATATTCCGACCCCAAGATTTAAAGATGCTGATTTTAAGAGCGATGCAACTTTAACTCGTACTTACTCTAGACTCATTGAACTTGGGGTATTAACTCCAGAAGAAGGTCTTACGGCAATTGATACTGGACGTTTACCACTTCCAGACGAAAGTATTAAATCTCAAAAAGAATTTATTAAATTACAGGACGAGGATGGGTTATATCGACCATTATTGAATAAACCCGCTGGAACTCCTGGAGGTCCACCTATGCCACCCAAACCTATCTCAGCACCAAACCCTGGAATTTCTGGACCCACGGGTCGGCCAGCGGGAACTGGCACTCCGCAAACAACTAAAACTCCTGGAAAAATCGGTATAAAAGCTAGTGAGAGTAAACCCCAAGTAAATGCCGACCTTGTTTCTAAAAATTTAATGAAATTTGATCAACTTGTAGAATCAGTCGGGACTTATTTAAAAGAAAAATATAGCAAAAAAAATCTTTCGAAAGAACAGAAGGAAATTATTAAGACTGTAGCTGAAACTATAGCTACTAATGAAAACCCAAAAGATTGGTCGAATAAAATTGAAAATTATATTAACAAACCAGTAGAAATAACTGTAAATATGAATGAGATTCAAGGCATTGCTGAAGAATATGGTATAGATTATAAAACGGCAATTCTTCTTTACCACAGTAGAATTGAATAAATTATGAGTAAGAGTTTAATACGAAAAAATCAATTGCATCCAGATATCTCTGATTTAATCGGTGATTATGGTAGTAATTTTTTCGTAACTCCTAGTCAACTAAATTCTGGAGTTAATAGTATACAAAGTGTTTATATTACTGGATTTCAGAATGTATCTGGTGTTAAAAATTTTAATAATAGACCTACTTTTAGTGGTATAGGATTAGCTACTACAGGTGATATTATTTCGTCCTCAATTCAACCATTAAAAAATGGACAAGACGTCGTAACTTTCTTAAATGCTACCTATTTTCCATCTCAATATGCTACTATAGGTTTAAGTATCCCGTCCACTCTATTAGAATTAGGTACAAGTTATTCAAATGTTCCATATGTAGTTACAGTGCAGCAAAATGAATCAACTTCTATATCTAATTTATTATTAAAAAGTGGAAATAACACTGTAAGAACTATTACTACACCAATCGTCGGAACTACCACGTATACTATAACCCCAGAGTTATTATTAAAAAATACTTCCACTTTAACAGCATCATTAACAGTAAATAATAATGGATCTATTTCTAACCCTAGTAGTTCAGTAGAAGTTATTTTTGTAGCCCCCAGCTGGAAAGGGCAGGGAGCTAACGGACTTACTAATGGCGTACAAACAATGACAAAATATTTAAATACAAAAGCAAATAGAACATTTCGTTTTGATACCACAAATAATCATTTTTATTATGCATATCCAAGCGGATGGGGTCCATTATCTTCTATTATAGATCCAAACAATTTTCCTATTACCACTTCATTTTCAAGTACAACGGTTAATTTAATTTTAGCTGATAGCACGCCATATCCATATAGAATCTATCAATCAATTATTGCTTCTACAAATCCAAACTTTAATATAACGTTTAACTTTTAATTATGGGAATACCACTTTCAACAAATTTTAATCTTACAGCTGGTATACCTCTAGATTCTAGAGTGGTCGTATCAGATATAACCCAAAGAGATAATTTAGTTACGAATTCAATATCATATGTAGGAATGATTGTTTTTGTTACTAGTACTAATCGACATTACTATCTTAATACAAATAATATATGGGATGATATCGGTGGCGGTGATTTTGTTTATACAACGGGTAATCAAAAAATAAGTGGCAGCAAATCTTTTCAAAAAAATTTGTATTTTACTGGTGGTAGTCAATTTTTATATTTTGGAGAGTCTAGTGGAACTGCTGATTATGGTACAATAATGTATGTTAGGAGTGGAAGTGATCCATTTTCAACTTTTACAATAATGAGAGGTGGTACGAGTCCAGCTCATAGTTATGGTATAGTATTTGAAGGAGGGGACAAGAATACAAAAAAGGGGTATCTAACGTCTGGCACGAGTACATTATCTACTGGATATCAGTATGCAACTTTAGACTGGGTTAATAGACAATTGTTTAAAAATTGGAATTTTGATGATCGCCCCACCGTTAATGGAATTGGGGTACTTTTACAGGGCGAGGCTACTGCCGGAGGCTCAATAGCTAATATTGTTTATACGACTGGTAATCAGAATATTAATGGTGAAAAAACTTTTAATTATATAAACACTATTATTACAGGAATAGATTTTAATGGTGAAGTATTTGCAAGGGAAAATATAGAAGCTCTACGTTTCGTATCCGTGCAAAATCCTAATAGTTATATTTATTGGAATGGATTGCGTTGGGATTTATATTCTGATACTGAATATTATGTAGTATATTACAATAATAATTTTAGTTTACAAGGCCCATGGATTTCTGTAGATGATCCTGCTATTCAAGAAGAATACGTTTATCCAATTTTGACGTCAACTGATTCGTACTTTAAGACTAAAGATTTTAATATTGAGTTAAAAAATAAAAATCTTATTTTTAAGGATAGTTTTATATCTGGTGCTAAATTTTTATCAAGACCTACTTTTAATCAAATACCTGTTGCTTTAAGCGGAGAAGGTTTATCGATTAGAAGTTCCAAAATTAATGAGACGCTCTGGGCTTTAAATACCTTTGACACATCAAAATTAGGAAGTTGGGACGGCAATGAGCCCAATACTTGGCAATTTTATGATTTGAGTTATAGTGGAAATAATTCTTTATTTCCATTCTTCCCTTATACATATTTCGGTGGTATACAAGAGTATCGTGGATATACTTGTCAACAATTACCTCAATACCCATTCCTCTCAAACGGTTGTAGTAATAATATATATTACAGTATTGGTAAATATCATAATATTACTATTAAAACAGGACTTACTTTTGCAGTTGATGGTTTTGTATTCCATGATAACAAAGTAACTGGGGTCACCTTACCAACTAATCAAGTTTTATATTCAGATCAATCAAGTGGTTATAGAAAATACAAAGCAGATCAACCAGGTGCTACTAGAGCTAGTGGTGGAGATCAACTCGAGGGTTTATCTATAAATTTTAATATATTGAAATTAAATAATACTATTGGTTTATCTAAATGGGTAGTTTCTGGACAGGGTTCTTATTGGAATACTATTGGCGTTACCTCTTTAACATCTGGATTAAATCCTTGGGACGTTTCTTGGCCGAGTGGACTATCTATTGGCGTTACCTCCATCACTGGTTCAAAGACTTGGAGTTTAAGACTTACAAATGATAATTTATGGGATGGCGGAGATTTTAGTAGTGATTCTATTGTTACTGATACAGCAAATACTGGTAATAATCCAATTTTAGCTTTTGCCAATTATTTTACTTTATCGTCTGGTCAATTTGATGGTCGCTCAGCAACACTTTTGGGTTCTGAAGGGGTTTCTCCGAATCCTTCTAGATCTGATCATACGCATCCAATAACATTAAGTTTTCCATCACGCCCGACTGTAAATGGAACTGGGGTTCTTTTAAGTGGTGAGGCCGCACAAGTTGATCTCTCTTCGACTGTTCGTACAACTGGTAATCAAACAATTAGTGGGATTAAAAAATTTACTCAATTAAATTTTCAGCCAGTAGATCCATCGTATTCAAGTGCCCATATTAAATCTACAATGTGGGATGGAATGACAGAGGGTATAGGATTATTTAGTCTTAATGACCAAATTGTTAATTTTAATGACGGTGAAATTGAGTTATATAAAACAACTCGTTTTTCTCAACGCCCCACGTTAAATGGAACAGGCTTTCTTTTAATTGGCGAAGCGACTGCTGGAGGTGATCTACTTTTTAATGGTAATAGACAAATTAAACGTGATGGACAATTCAAAGGAATTAATCCTGGTGGCACGACAATATCAGGATTTTTAAATAATTTATTTTATCCATTCGTACAGGGCTCAATTTCTTTAAATTCGATAGCATTACAAGAAAAAGGTAAGCCCTTGGCAAGCGTTCCATTTATCGGAACAATAACATCAAATGATGATACTATAACAAATTTAAAATATAAAATCGGAGGATCTCAAGTCGGTAGTACGGTAACTAACCCAGTATCGAATTTTTCCTATTCTCATAGCCAACCTATTACGGCAACTACTACAATATCTATAGACGTTACATCAGCCAATAATGGGAATTCTAATACACTTTCAGCTTCACAAACTATTGATTTTGAAGCACCATATTATTGGGGAGTGGGAATAGCTGGATTTACTGAGGCTGACATAAAAGCCAATCTCACGAAAGTATTACAATCTAAATCTAATAAATCACATTCTTTTACGACTAGTAATGAAAAAAAATATATAGTTATTTCAAGTTCATGGGGGGCTATTATAAGTATTCTAGATCCAGCCTTATTTGAAAATATTGGTGGATGGACTTCTAGATCAGCTACTTTTACATTATTTGATAGTACACCACATAGTTATACAATATGGGAAGCAAATAATTTAACCACTAACACATTAACTTACACATTTAAATTTTAAAAAATTATGGCAGGAATACCTTTAGGATTAAACTTTGACCTCGGCTCAGCTTTACCTCTTGACAGTCGTTTAGTTGTAAATACTTTTGCAAATCTTACTAGTATTCCAAATCAATATTCGGGAATGCAAGTATATGCTGCAGATACTAAAAAATTATATTATTTAGAAAGTACTAATAGCTGGTTAGAAGTAAGCTTGTTGAATGCGTCGGTACAAACAACTGGAGCGCAAAATATTAGCGGAACAAAAACTTTTATTTCTAATATAGTTCTTTATTCTGGCGTTAACGTCACATTTAACGAAGCTACAAATGTAGTATTTTCTGGGACTCCAGTTTTTAATTCTGGAATTAATTCTAATGTTTTATTGAATACTAAAAATAGTCATTTTGATATAACTAGCGATATGAATGGTAAGATGATCCTAGTATCTGGGGCGGCTAATACTATTATTACTGGAACCATACAATTAAATTTAAATAATGGTTATAATGTTAGTATAACACAAATGGGTAGTGGTCAAGTATTTATTACTGGAGTAAATTTAATAGATATAAAACAAAAATTTAATTTATATTCTACTGCTGGTCAATATTCTGTAGTATCTTTATTACATTATGGATCTAATAAATATTTATTATATGGGGATCTTGCTTAATATGTATGTTCAATAATTATGCTGCACATATTGGAATTTTAACTAACGCTGGTCAACGAATTATTACAGCAACGGTTAAATGGAATTTTAATAATTTAACAGTATTAGGATTCGGTAATGATACCAGTAATAAAGAAGATAGGCCAAGAATTAATTTTTGGAGAAATGACGGTGACGCTCGATATGCTCAATACGTATCTGGCGGAAAGAATGTTTTATATCCTATGTCTACTGGAGATATTATTGAACCATGGGGAAATAGAAATACTGGGGAATATACTTTCCAAATACCTCTTAGTGGTACTTTATATGCTGGAATAGATTTGTTTACACATTCTTATATGTTACCAACGGGATTAAACCCACCGTTAAGTGAATGGACGACTAGAAATACTAATAATCCTAATGAAATACAGTATCAATATAGATTTAAAAATAGTGAAACTTCGAAGAATATTACTATTGAATTAGGTACTGGAGTATGTGGACAGCCAAGTATTCCAACTAGATCTCCAGGTCAAAAAATTATATATTCGGTAGATGTCAATAATTGTCCAAAATTTACTCTATTATCTGGTTTCTGGTCATTTAATACAGCTACGAATAAAGCAATAAGTAATTTTAAAATTACTTCTAATGGCACTGTTAATATTAATTGGGGCGACGATACAACACAAACAGCGGCAAGTTCTAATATTACATATAATCATAAATTTGAAAAATAATAATTTGAATACTATACTATGATTAATGTGTAATTATAGTATAATTGTATGAATCCTGCCGTTTATAATTTACCAACTGGATACCGTGGTGACACTTACGGGCCTATTACTTTTCGTTTTTACAATAGTTCGGGAAGTGGTATTAATTTGAGTGGTGTTTCTGGCGCACTGCAAGTCAGACAGGCGCAAGATTTACCAGTTGTGGCACAATGGATAACCGCTGATAGTTCAATGAGAATTAGTGGAAATACTGTAACACTTTCGCCACGTTCTGGTAATTGTATGCGCATGATGCCAGGAGTTTATTCTTATGATTTACAATTAATTTCTGGAACTTCAACTCGAACATATTTAAAAGGAACTCTTCCAATTGATGGAGATATAACTAGCCTATAGTATGTCTGATGATATTTATATTAATATAGATGATGAGCAGCCCAAACCAGTTGATGTAGT